TTATTCATAGCGTCTGCTACGTGCGGGACGAGGTCGGGTGTACCAGGCAATGCTGCCTAACAATGCCCCGACCAGAGCCATAAATAAAAATCCGACCAGTGCCCCTAACCACTTTCCCGCGGTAGAGCCTAAATCGCTTTCAAATCCCGACACGGGGGCATCGGGGATCCGGCTCATCACCCAGATGTAACGCGCCATTGCCCAGACGAAATAGCCACACCATGTATAGAAAGCCCACAAAGCCAGTTTGCCGCCAGGGCTGCGAGAGAGTCTCTCTTCCATCTTTGTCGAACCGTATTCCATTTTGAGATAACCCGGAAAATTCAGACTTAGTACTATTATGTGATAAAAGTCACATTTTTCCACATTGGATGAGCCAGTCAAGACTCAATCATTTTTTGAACAAATAGATAAATTTTGCGCAACGGCAGTGAATACAGGAAAAATCGTTTTGAGCGATTTTATTTATCTTTGATATCGGCTTTATTAATTCATTTAATCGGTAATGCTGCCAACTTACTGATTTAGTGTATGATGGTGATTTTAAGGTGCTTGCATGGCTTCCATTTCCATCAGATGTCCTTCCTGCTCCGCTACTGAAGGCGTGGTGCGTAACGGCAAAAGCACTGCCGGACATCAGCGCTATCTCTGCTCTCATTGCCGTAAAACATGGCAACTACAGTTCACTTACACCGCCTCTCAGCCCGGTACGCACCAGAAAATCATTGATATGGCCATGAATGGCGTCGGATGTCGCGCCAGTGCACGCATTATGGGCGTTGGCCTCAACACGGTTTTACGTCACTTAAAAAACTCAGGCCGCAGTCGGTAACCTCGCGCATACAACCGGGCAGTGATGTGATTGTCTGCGCTGAAATGGACGAACAGTGGGGCTACGTCGGTGCTAAATCACGTCAGCGCTGGCTGTTTTACGCGTATGACAGGATACGGAGGACGGTTGTGGCGCACGTCTTCGGTGAACGCACTCTGGCCACACTGGAGCGTCTTCTGAGCCTGCTGTCGGCCTTTGAGGTCGTGGTATGGATGACGGATGGCTGGCCGCTGTATGAATCACGCCTGAAGGGAAAGCTGCACGTTATCAGCAAGCGTTACACTCAGCGCATTGAGCGACATAATCTGAATCTGAGACAACATCTGGCAAGGCTGGGACGGAAGTCACTGTCGTTCTCAAAATCGGTGGAGCTGCATGACAAGGTCATCGGGCATTATCTGAACATAAAACACTATCAGTAAGTTGGAGTCATTACCCAAAACGTGAAGTAATATTTCAGCTGGCGAATAATATCCGACAGTAATCACTCTGCGCAATAGCGCGGCCTTTTTCATATTGCGGGCTGTTGTCTATCTTCTGCCATTGTCCTGTAACTTCCGGACTTCAGCCCGCTCCTCATTTTACTCACAATATTATCCAGGCCGGGAGGATTCATGGCATTTAAACACTATGACGTGGTCAGGGCGGCGTCGCCGTCAGACCTTGCGGAGCGACTGACACAAAAACTGAAGGAGGGGTGGCAGCCATTTGGCAGTCCGGTGGCCATCACGCCTTATACCCTGATGCAGGCCATTGCGGCGGAAGGTGATGTCACCACACCTGTGGTGGTGAAGCCGTCGGATGGAGAAGGCGCAGTTATCAGCACCACCAGCAACCCGGAGTATTACTTTGTTGTTGCCCTGGCCGGGCAGTCAAACGGTATGGCGTATGGTGAAGGGCTTCCGCTGCCGGAGACATATGACCGTCCGGACCCGCGTATTAAACAGCTGGCGCGTCGCAGCACTGTCACGCCGGGTGGTGCGTCCTGTAACTACAATGACATTATTCCTGCGGACCACTGCCTGCATGATGTTCAGGATTTGAGTAAGTTTTCACACCCGAAAGCCAGCGCAGCTCAGTATGGATGCGTGGGGCAGGGATTACATATCGCGAAGAAATTGTTGCCGTTTATTCCGGCGAATGCCGGTATTCTTCTGGTTCCGTGCTGCCGTGGTGGTTCTGCATTTTTGGCGGGCGATGAAGGTACCTTCAGCGAATCCACCGGCGCAAGCGAGACCTCGGCACGCTGGGGTGTAGATAAGCCACTGTACAAGGACCTGCTTACCCGTACTCAGGCCGCACTGAAGGCTAACCCTAAAAATATTCTGCTTGCAGTGGTCTGGATGCAGGGCGAGTTTGATTTGAAACAGGGTGCATACGCCACTCAGCCGGGGCTGTTTGATTCCATGGTGGAAAAATATCGTTCTGACCTGTCGGAATTCGGAGGTCAGTGTCTCGGGGGCTCTCCGTCATCGGTTCCCTGGATTTGTGGCGACACGACCTACTACTGGAAACAGACTTATTCTTCGCAATACGATGTGGTGTATGGTGCATACAAGACGAAATCCGCAAAAAAAATCTTCTTTGTGCCGTTTATGACGGATGAAAACGGGCGAAATGTGGGTACCAACGAGCCGTCAGAAGATCCGGATGTTGCGGATATTGGGTATTACGGAGCCGGTGGTCGAACGGACGCCAAAACCTGGACGACGGCCGACCGTAAAACGCATTTTGGATCATGGGCACGTCGTGGGATTATTTCCGACCGTCTGGCAACGGCGATTCTTGTGCATGCCGGGAGAACCGCTGAATTCATTACCGGAAAACAGCCTGATACGGTGAAGCCCACCGGACCTTCCGGTGAAGGTACGGAGAGAGAGCCGGAAGCCCCGGTCAGTAACCGAACCCTGATGAGTCTGCTGGCGTCCGGCGAAGACCTGGCATCACAGGGCTGGCGCTATTATCACAAACCGGCGAGCGGAGACAATGTTAACAAAAACATTGCTGAAGCGGTAGTCAGTGATGCGGGGGCTACGGGAGGTAAGGCCCTGCAACTGAATAAACCGGAAAACCACATCTGGTTTCTGGAGCATGATGCAGCCGGACAGGGAGTGGAGTTACTGAAGAAGGGGGGACGTGTGAGCGTACGGTTTAAGTTGCCGGGTTCACTGGTGCCGAATCGGTTTGCCCTGGGCATTTACTGGCAGTTGTCGTCCCTGCCGGAGGGAGTGACGCTGGCAGAGGAAGGCAACGACATGCTGATGTCCTTCTTCCTGCAGACGGATGCGACGAACCTGAACGCGATGTACCACAAGAAGCCGAATGCGAAGCTGGATACGTTCGGGGTCTTTGATAACGGATGGCACACACTGGCTTTTGAGTTTGCCGGAAACAACAGCATTCAGGTGACGCCGGTACTGGATGAGAAACGGGGGACGCCGTTCACACTGGTGAAATCTCCGGCATCAGGGGCGGCGGACAAACTGCAACTGACAGGCATATCAAAGGCGGCGACATATACGCTGCTGATTGACAGTGTGAAGGTGGAAGTGAACAACGCGGATGCCGCGGCATGATAAAAAAGCCGCCAGCGGCAGGAACGGAAGCTGGCGGAGGTAATCCCAATGGAGAATGTAAAGAAAAGATGCTTTCGTATATCGGTTTTTTAAATGAAAACAGTTCTCATTGTCAACCATAACAGTAAGAAACTATGACATTTATTCATCAGGTGATGCTGTACTTCTGTACGGCGGTCTGTGTGCTGTATCTTCTTTCGGGTGGGTACAGGGCAGTGCGCGATTTCTGGCGCAGGCAGATTGATAAAAGGGCCGCAGAGAAAATCTGAGGTGTACTGGCAATAGCGGACACTACCATTTGTTCTTTTTTAAGCAGCCATCTGATGATATTTTTCCCTGAAGGCTGCCGGGGAGATATTCCCCAGACGAGAGTGACGACGCTGACGATTGTAGAAAATCTCAATGTATTCCCGTATTACTGAGATGGCTTCATCCCGGTTATTAAAACGATAGTGGCTCAGGCTCTCATTTTTCAGCGTTCCCCAGAAGCTTTCCATCGGAGCGTTGTCGTAACAGTTACCTTTACGCGACATTGATGTTTTCAGACCAGACTGCTCCTGTATGACCCGGTAATCGTATGCGCAGTACTGTGAACCTCGATCAGAGTGGTGGATTAGCCCGGCAGGTGGGCGCTGGCTCCTGAGCGCCATAAACAGGGCTTTACCTGTCAGCTCTTTTGTCATGCGCTCTCCCATGGCGTAGCCGACAATTTCGCACGTATAAACATCTTTGATGCCAGCGAGGTACAACCATCCCTCCTGTGTGGCAACATACGTCAGGTCCGCCACCCAGACCTGATTTGGTGCTGTAGGAGCGAACGTCTGGTTCAGCAGATTTGGCGCAACTGGCAGATTGTGGTTCGGGTTCGTAGTCGCTCTGAACTTGCGTTTCTGCTTACAGCGTAGCCTTAGCTCCTTACGAAGACGTGCCAGTCGGTCACGACCAACGATGATGCCATTCTCTGCCAGCTCCGTCTGGAGCCGCCGGGTTCCATATGTTTCGCGAGTGCGGATATGTGCCACCTTAATCTCCAGTTTTAGCCGCTCATCACTTTGTTTTCTGTCTGAGGGTTCATGCTGTACCCAGTTGTAATAACCGCTCCTGGATACACCAAATACCTGACACATCGCTTCAATGGGAAATTGTTGTCGCCATTGTTCGATTAACGCGTATTTTTCAGCGACTCCTGTGCAAAATACGCTGTTGCTTTTTTTAATATATCTCGCTCAAGGCGAGCTTCATTTAACGCCTTACGCAGTTGCAGAATTTCAGATTCCAGTTCAGCCACCGTGCGGGAACCAGGAGTACCGAGCCCTTTTCTGGCGGCGGTAACCCATTGTCCTAAAGTGCCTTCAGGAAGGGATAATCGGGAAGCGCCTTCACTGATCGAAAGTTGATTTTCAAGAACCGTTCTGACAGCTTCGGCTTTGAACTCTTTAGAGTAACGTTGGTTTTTTCTGCTCATTATTAGCTCCTTCTGATGCCATTCTATTTCAGGAAGGAGTGTCCGTTAAACTCAGGCTACCTCAAGCGTCATATCTGGCTCAGGGACGCCGGGCAGTGCCGTCTCTGTGGTCGTGTGGTTGACCTCTGTGACAGTGAACTCGATCACCGAATTGCACTTCAGTTCGGTGGTGGTAATGAGGAGACGAATCTCTGGACGCTCTGTACCGAATGCCATCGACAAAAGTCTGCTCGTGAAGCGGCGAGTGATATGCCGGACCCGACGCTGCCGGAGGTGTCCGGAGGTAGTGGCAGAGAGGACGACATCATCGGACTGTAACCCGACCCCGGGGGGTATCATCCGGCGTAAAAAACGATCGCTTTGGACACCGCGCCCCCTCTCACGCAGAGAAAAAATTCCCGTTTCAGGCCAGTTAACATGTTAACTGGCTGTCCGGGCATTTTTGCGGTTTTTATCTTTATTATTCAGTTTGTTGTGCGAAAAAAATGTTAACTGGCTTTTTCAGAAAATGTTAACCAGGCAGCAGTTAACATTTGCGGCATGAGACGCCGGGAAAAATGGGCTGAACCATACCCGGCTGAGTGCGTTCTGGACCCGGGAGGAGGCTGTGCTGACAACGCAAAAACGAAAATTTGCGCTGGCGCTCATGTCCGGGAAAAACAAAACAGCGTCAGCCATTGCCGCCGGTTATTCGGCGAAGACCGCCAGGGTTAAAGGCTCGCAGCTGGCAAAAGATCCGGAGGTGCTCGCGTTTATAGCCCGTAAACAGTGCGAAACGGTGGAGGTGGATGAGGTTCCTGTTTACCGGCAGAAAAAATCAGAGCAGGAGGATAAACCCCGTCGCCGTGAGGCGGCTGCAATACCACAGCCGGACGAAAACAATCCGGAGATGCCACCGCCCGCGGTGATGTCTCATGGTATTGAATATATGGAGGATGGTCTTCCTGATCCGGTGAAAGCTATGGGGCAGATCCTGGTGGAAAACCTCAGCATTGATCCGAAACTGGCACTGGATGCGGCCTGGCGACTGGCGCAGTTCACACACCATAAAAAAGGCGATGCCGGTAAAAAATCGGCAAAAGGTGATGCCGCGAAAAAAGCGGCTAACCGTTTTGCGGTACCACCACCACCACGACTGGTGGTGAATAACGATAATGAGGGCAACGGATGATACCTGTATGGAGCACGGCCTGCCCGGACTGGGCAGAGCGCCTGAAAAAGGGGCTGTTGATTATTCCGGCTCCGATTTATCCGGACCAGGCCGCACATGCCCTGGCGATTTTTAAACAACTGCGGATTGTGGATGCACCGGGTAGCCCGATGTTCGGGGAGTCCTGTGCACAGTGGGTGTTTGACCTGGTGGCGGCTCTGTTTGGCTCCTACGATGCGCAGACCGGTATCCGCCATATCAAGGAAGTGTTCATTCTGATACCCAAAAAAAACAGCAAGTCCACACTGGCCGCCGGGATCATGATGACGGCGCTGTTACTGAACTGGCGGCAGGCGGCGGGTTACACGATTCTGGCCCCGACTGTGGAGGTGGCAGCCAACGCCTTCAATCCTGCCAGGGATATGGTACGACGGGACGATGATCTGGATGACCTCTGTCAGGTGCAGACACATATCCGGACCATCACCCACCGGGTGACGGACACCACCCTGAAGGTGGTGGCAGCCGATCCGAATACGGTGTCCGGTATCAAGTCCGTGGGGACGCTGATTGATGAGTTGTGGCTGTTTGGCAAGCAGTACAAGGCGGAGGACATGTTACGTGAAGCCATCGGCGGGCTTGCCTCCCGCCCGGAAGGGTTTGTGGTGTATACGACCACCCAGTCGAATGAACCGCCCGCCGGGGTGTTCAGACAAAAACTGCAGTACGCCCGGGATGTGCGCGACGGCAAAATTAATGATCCGCACTTTCTGCCGGTGATATTTGAACACCCTCCTGAAATGGTGGAAAGCGGGGCTCACCTGCTGATGGAAAACCTCGCCATGGTCAATCCGAATCTCGGCTATTCAGTGGATGAGGCCTTTCTGTACCGGGAGTACCGTAAAGCCCGGGAAGCCGGTGAAGAGACATTCCGGGGGGGCATGTCAAAACACGCCAATGTGGAAATTGGTCTTGCCCTGCGCTCTGACCGCTGGGCGGGGGCTGATTTCTGGGAAGAGCAGGGCCGTTGTATCAACCTGGACGATATCCTGCGTCGTGCTGATGTGGTGACGGTGGGGATTGACGGCGGAGGGCTGGATGATCTGCTGGGGATGTATGTGATTGGGCGTGACCGGGAGACCCGCGAATGGCTGGGCTGGGGCCATGCCTGGGCGCATGAAACCTCGGTGGTCTGACGGAAGAGCGAGGCGTCCCGGTTTCAGGATCTTGTTGCCTGTGGAGATATGACCATTGTCCGGCGTGTCGGGGATGACACGGCGGAAGTGGCGGAATATGTGCGTCGCATTCATGAGGCTGAGTTACTGGGCCATATCGGTATTGACCCGTCAGGGGTGGGGCAGATTCTGGATTCACTGGCGGAATTGTGGTGGGGATAAGCCAGGGCTGGAAACTAGGCGGGGCCATTAAAACCACCGAGCGCAAACTGGCTGAAGGGGTGCTGGTGCATGGTGACCAGCCCCTGATGGCCTGGTGTGTCGGCAATGCCCGGGTGGAGCCTAAAGGTAACGCCATTCTTATCACCAAACAGGCCAGTGGACGGGGAAAAATTGACCCGCTGATGGCGCTGTTCAATGCGGTCTCCCTGATGTCCCTTAACCCGGAACCGAAAAAGAAAGAATATGCGGTTTTTTTCATATAACCCTGTTCACACTGTAACCATCACGAACCGCTCCGGCGGTTTTTTATTTTCAGGAGGCTGATGTGACTCTTAAACGGGCCTGTTCCCTGCTGACGGTGAAATCCTTCAGTGAGGATGAACGGGTGATCACCGGGATTGCGTCAACGCCTTCTCCGGATCGGGATGGTGACATCCTGGAGCCGGAGGGCGCGGAGTTTGGCAGTGCGATCCCGTGTCTCTGGCAGCATGACCATTCCCGCCCGGTGGGGCAGTGTACGGTGCGCCGGGTCAGCGAAGGGCTGGAAATCACGGCAACACTGGTGAAGCCCGTACCGGATATGCCGTCGCAACTGGCTGCCCGGCTGGATGAGGTCTGGGCGGCCATTAAGACCGGGCTGGTCAGGGGGCTGTCCGTGGGCTTCCGTCCCCATGAATACACCTTTCTGGACGGAGGCGGACTGCATTTTCTGCGCTGGGAACTGATGGAGGTGTCTGCCGTCACCGTGCCCGCGAATGCGGAATGCACCATCCGGACCATTAAATCTTACGACCGCCCGTTTTCTGCCGCGTCCGGCAACCGGAAACCGGTGGTGAAAATCGCATCTTCTGCCGGCGCTGCGGCACAGTCAACAACCGTTTTTCATAAGGAAAAGACCATAATGAATATTGGCGAACAGATTAAAAGTTTTGAAAACAAGCGTGTAGCGCTGGCAGCCTCCCTTGAGGAGGTCATGACCAAAGCCGCAGAGGAAGGGCGCACGCTGGATGTGGAGGAGGAAGAGCATTACGACAACACCGCAGCGGAAATCCGTCAGGTGGATGCGCACCTGAAGCGCCTGCGTGAACTGGAAGCCGGTAAGGCCGCCACGGCGCAGCCGGTGAAACAGGCCGGTAACGGGAATGTGGCCGCGGTGGCTTCTGCGCCGGTGATCCGTGTGGAGCAGAAACTGGATAAGGGGATTGGCTTCGCCCGCTTTGCCAAATCGCTGGCTGCGGCTAAAGGCGTCCGATCTGAAGCCCTGGAAGTGGCCCGTCGTCAGTATCCGGATGACAGTCGTCTGCATCATGTCCTGAAATCGGCAGTGGGCGCGGGGACCACCACGGATCCGCAGTGGGCAGGCAGCCTGTCTGAATATCAGGAATACGCACAGGACTTTATTGATTACCTGCGTCCGCAGACCATTATCGGGCGATTTGGTCAGGGCGGGATCCCTGCACTTCGTCAGGTGCCGTTCAATATCCGTGTGCACGCCCAGGTGTCCGGCGGTGCTGCCGGCTGGGTGGGTGAGGGTAAGGCAAAACCCCTGACGAAGTTTGATTTTGAATCCATCACCTTCAGTCATGCGAAGGTGTCGGCCATTGCGGTACTGACGGAAGAGCTGATCCGTTTTTCCAGTCCGGCAGCTGATGCGCTGGCAGAAGCGGTGGTGGCGCATCTGGACACAGACTTTGTGGACCCGAAAAAAGCCGCAGTGGCAGATGTCTCCCCGGCGTCCATCACCCATGATGTGAAGGGCAAGGCATCAACCGGTAACCCGGATGCGGATGCAGAGGCGGCGTTTGGACAGTTTGTGGCAGCAAACCTGCAGCCCACCGGTGCGGTCTGGCTGATGTCCAGCACCAATGTCCTGGCGCTGTCCATGCGTAAAAATACGCTGGGTCAGAAGGAATACCCGGACATGACCCTGCTGGGGGGGACCTTCCAGGGGCTGCCGGTGATTGTCTCCCAGTACGTGGGTGACCAGCTGGTGCTGGTGAATGCCCCGGATATTTATCTGGCGGATGACGGCGGCGTGGCAGTGGATATGTCCCGCGAAGCATCACTGGAAATGCAGTCTGAGCCGACCGGCGACAGTACCACGCCGTCGCCGGTGGAGCTGGTTTCCATGTTCCAGACAGGCAGTGTGGCCATCCGTGCGGAGCGCTGGATCAACTGGCGTCGTCGCCGTACCGCGGCGGTGGCGGTGATCACCGGTGTGAACTACGGCAGTGCGTCCGGCGGCTGAGTCTGATAAGGAGGACGGGAGGCGTGCGCCTCCCGTAACAGGTTATGGCAAAGATCCGATATCTGCAGGGCACGCATGATGCCCGGGCCGGGGATATCCGTGATGTGGCACAGCCGTGCGCGGAGGTGCTGGTTCGCCTGGGAAAGGCGGAGTACATCACGGTGCGACGTCCGGCAGGTCAGAAAAAGAAACGTGATGCGGAGCATGGCGAATGTGGAACCTTTTACAGCGAACCCGAAAAAACCAGAAATCAGGACGTGACGTAAGAGAGGCGGGCTGGACCAGCCTGTTTCAGGCGGTGGCTGAGCCCTTTTCCGGCGCCTGGCAGCAGGGCGTGAAAGCCGATCCGGAAGCCGTCCTCTCCTTTCATGCGGTGTTTTAGTGCATTTCGCTGATATCCCAGGATATCGCCAAAATGCGGCTGCGTCTTATGCAGACGGATGCGCAGGGGATACGCAGGGAAACTCGCCGGGGGGATATTGCCCGCCTCTGTCGTCGTCCCAACGCCCAGCAGAACCGCATCCAGTTTTTTGAACTGTGGCTGAACGCCAAACTGCGTCACGGCAATACGGTGGTGCTGAAAATCCGTAACTCCCGGGGGCAGATCAAAGAACTGCGCATTCTGGACTGGAGCCGGGTTGAACCACTGGTGGCGGATGACGGCGAAGTGTTCTACCGCATCACGCCGGATCGGAACTGCGGGATCACTGAGGCGGTGACGGTGCCTGCCCGGGAAGTGATCCACGACCGGTTTAACTGTTTTTTCATCCGCTTATAGGGTTGCCGCCGGTGTATGCCGCCGGGCTGGCCGCCACGCAGGGGCATCATATTCAGGAAAATTCGACGTATTTTTTCAGAAATGGCGGCATGCCGTCCGGGGTGATTGAGATCCCCGGCAGTATTACGGAAGAAAATGCGAAAAAACTGAAGAGCAACTGGGACAGCGGGTATACCGGCGAAAATGCGGGGAAAACGGCCATTCTGAGCAACGGGGCAAAATACAACCCCACGACGTTTTCACCGGTGGATGCGCAGACGGTGGAACAACTGAAGATGACCGCTGAAATTGTCTGTTCGGTGTTCCGTGTCTCGGCCTACAAGATTGGCGTGGGACAACCGCCTTCCAGTGACAACGTGGAGGCGCTGGAGCAGCAGTATTATTCCCAGTGCCTGCAGACGCTGATTGAGTCCATTGAACTGTTACTGGATGAGGCGCTGGAAACGGGGGAAAACGAGAGTACAGAATTTGATGTCACCACGCTGCTGAGAATGGACAGTGAGCGGCGCATGAAAACGCTGGGGGATGCGGTGAAAAATACGCTTCTCACGCCCAATGAGGCCCGTAAACGGGAGAACCTGCCGCCCCTGGCCGGCGGTGATGCACTGTATCTTCAGCAGCAGAACTACAGTCTGGAGGCACTGTCCCGTCGTGATGCCCGTGAGGATCCGTTCGCGTCGACCGGGAAAACGGCCTTAGCGCAACCGCCTGACGGCGCATCTGACGGTAATAAGGCAATCAGTGAAACAGAGCATGATGCGGTGAAAGCGATGTTCAGGGGAATTCTGAAAAAATGAATGAACGTGAACTGTCCATTATTCGTGCCCTGGGAGAAGAATTCGCCACGGTGCTGGCGGATTTACAGCGCACATTTGAGGAGAAGATGAGCGCGCAGGCACAAGCGTTTGAAGAGAAACTGGCTTCCCTGTCCGCTCTGTTACAGAAGCATGTGACGGTGGATGAGGTTAGCCCTGTTCTGCAGGCGATGGTGGATGACGCAGTGGGGGCCATTCCGCTACCGCGTGATGGTCGCGATTATGATCCGGAAGTACTGAAGCAGGCGGTGAATGATGCGGTCGCGAAAATACCGGTGCCGGCAGACGGCAAAAGTATCACCCCCGATGATGTGCGTCCGATGCTTGAGCAGATGGTGAAAGAGGCTGTAAGCCATATTCCTGTTCCGCGTGATGGTCGTGACTACGATCCGGAAGTACTGAAGCAGGTGGTGAATGATGCGGTCGCAAATATTCCGCAGCCGGCGGACGGTAAAGGTCTCACCCCGGATGATGTGCGTCCGATGCTTGAACAGATGGTGACGGAGGCTGTAAGCCATATCCCTGTTCCGCGTGATGGTCGTGACTACGATCCGGATGTTCTGCAGAAGGCGGTTCTGGATGCGGTGAGTGCCCTGCCGGCTTCGCAGGACGGGCGTGATGCCACGGCTCTGGAAATACTCCCCGCCATTGACGTTCAAAAATCCTTTCCCCGGGGCACGTATGCCACACACCAGGGCGGACTCTGGCGGGCGTATGAAAAAACGCACGGGATGCGGGGATGGGAATGCCTGGTTGACGGGGTGGCGGATATTGACGTCAGCATGACGGGTGAGCGGTTGTTCTCTGTGGTGGTCCGGCAGAGCAGTGGCCAGCGTACGGAAAAAACATTTTCCCTGCCGGTGATGCTCTACCGCGGTGTGTTCAGAGCCGGTGAAACCTACCACCCCGGCGATATGGTGACGTGGGGGGGCTCGCTGTGGCACTGCAACAGTATGACCGAAGATAAACCCGGAGAAGCTCATTCATCAGCCTGGACCCTGGCTGCAAAACGTGGGCGGGATGCAGGAGGCGGAAAATGACGGCATTACTGACACTGGAAGAGATCAAGGCACATCTGCGTGTCGACCATGACGCGGATGATGACATGCTGATGGACAAGGTTCGTCAGGCTACCGCCGTGCTGCTGGCCTACATTCAGGGCAGCCGGGATAAAGTGATCCGTGAGGACGGTGAACTGATCCCGGGCGAGGCATTAACCCGGATGAAGGGGGCTGCCATGCGACTGACCGGGATGCTGTACCGGAATCCGGATCTTGCAGAGCGGGAAAAACTGCTTCAGGGGGAGCTGCCGTTTTCTGTTTCCGTGCTGATTTACGATTTGCGTTGTCCGACGGTGTTATGAGGAGGGGGAATGGCAATATCTGCAGGTCGTCTGACACAGATGATAAGTGTTCTGAACCCGGTGTTAACCCGTAACGCTGCCGGAGAAATGACGGAAGAATGGGTGTCATGCGGGAAAATTCATGCGGATATCCGAGGCAGGAGCAGCCGGGAGCGGATGCAGTCCGGAGCGGAAATGGCGCAGGCGGAAATCCGCATCTGGGTGCGCGGTCAGTCCGGTCGGGAAATCACGGCAGCGTCACGACTTCATGTGCTGAGTGGTCCATGGCGTGACCGGATCCTGAACGTTGTCGGGCTGCCCGTGCCGGATGCGACCGGCGGGCGTCTGGAAATTCTCTGTCGGCTGGGAGGGGAAAAATGATCGAAATCCTGCTGGATTTTTCGGGGCTGGAGGACATCAGCCGCGATTTGCAGCTTCTGAGTGGTGCGGAAAATAACCGGGTGCTGCGTGAGGCAACCCGTGCGGGTGCGAATGTGCTGAAAGAAGAAGTGATGTCACGGACACCGGTACGCAGGGGAAAACTGTGCCGCAATGTGGTGATCCTTTCCCGGCGCTCCCGCGATGGCGGGATGGAATCCGGTGTCCATATCCGTGGTGTTAATCCGGACACCGGTAACAGCGATAACACCATGAAGGCGGATAACCCGCGCAATGCTTTCTACTGGCGGTTTGTGGAAATGGGGACCGTGAATATGCCACCGCACCCGTTTGTGCGCCCGGCGTTTGATGTGCGCAGTGAACAGGCAGCTCAGGTGGCGATTGCGCGGATGAACCGGGCCATTGATGAGGTACTGAGACGATGACGGAGGCGGATTTGTATCCTCATCTGGCGCATCTTGCCGGCGGGCAGGTGTACCCGTATGTGGCCCCCCTGCTGGATGGCAGGCCGTCGGTGGCGCTTCCGTGGGTGGTTTTCAGCCTGATTTCATCGGTGTCAGCGGACGTGATGGGCGGGCAGGCGGAGTCCTCAGTGTCGGTGCAGATAGACGTTTATGCCGGGACTGTGACGCAGGCGCGTCAGATACGTCAGGACGCCCGTGAAGCCATAATGCTGCTGGCCCCGGGATCCGTCAGTGAAATGCAGGACTATATTCCGGAAAACCGCTGTTACCGTGCAACCCTGGAGTTTCAGGTCACGGTGTGACTTTTTCTTTTTTCTACAAAACCATACCCCGCCGCGTGCGGGTTTTTTATTATCAGGAGGCAGAATGTCTGCTTTGTATGAACGCTCACAGCTGACGCAGGTGATGATTTCATCTGCCCCGGCGACTGCTGAAACTATGGATAAGGCGGAATATCTGCGCCTGGACTGCACCATCAAGGAAGTCCAGTTCACCACCGGTCAGAAACAGGATATTGATGTGACCACGCTCTGCTCCACAGAACAGGAGAACATCAACGGTCTGGGGGCGTCGTCTGAGATTTCCATGTCGGGTAATTTTTATCTGAATCAGGCCCAGAACGCCCTGCGTGATGCCTATGACAATGACGCGTTGTATGCGTTTAAGGTGCTGTTTCCGTCCGGTAAGGGCTTTAAATTCCTGGCGGAAGTGCGTCAGCACACCTGGTCATCCGGTACCAACGGTGTGGTGGCTGCAACGTTCTCACTGCGTCTGAAAGGCAAACCGGTGTCCTTTGTGGTACCGCTGGCGTTTGTGAAAAATCTGGATAAGACACTTACCGTGAATACCGGTGCGCTGCTGACAATGTCAGTCAGTGCCAACGGGGGAATGCCGCCGTATAAATACGCCTGGAAGAAGGATGGTCAGCCGGTTGACGGGCAGACGACAGACACCTTCAGTAAGCCAGGTGCGCAGTCCGCTGATGCGGGGAAATATACCTGCGTGGTGACCGATTCGGCAGAGAAAGCACAGAGTGTGACGTCTGTTGAATGCACCGTGACAGTGAGCGCAGCTGCCGGATAAGGGGATGGGTCATCATGAAAAAGGATCTGAAAACGCTGGCGCTGGCCAGACTGTCAGGGTTTCGTCATAAAACGGTGAAGGTGCCGGAATGGGGGAATGTCAGCGTGGTGCTGCGGGAGCCTTCGGCAGAGGCCTGGTATCTGTGGCAGGAAGTGCTCAATGGTGATGGAGAGGATGACGATACCCTGTCGGTGGTGGCGAAAACCCGCCGTAACCTGGAAGCGGATGTGACGCTGTTCTGCGATGTCCGTAAGCTTCCGGGGAACTCATATTGACGCGTTTTTCAGGCGCGCGTCATCGGCGGCGCATACGAACGCTCGTGGTTTGATAACGGTTGATTTATTTTGTTGCACAGAGACGATCGCCAGGCAGGTACCGGAGGCGGGCTCTGAAGTACTGAGTAGCGTGATCGCGTCAGGCCGCGAAGTACTGACTCGGATTAATTGCAGGTGATGATGTACTGACCCGGGAATGACTCCGGGCTGATTCAGGTTCTTATTCGCTGTCAGCCCGCGTGGTTGCTGGTCTGGCTCATTTCCTGCCGTCAGGAGTTCAACTCCCGACTGCAGGTTATGGCCCGGTGCACGAACACCTGACGGCAGGTATCACTCACCCGGAGAAGGTAAATCCCTCAAGAGGCAGCAACTCTGCCAGTCGCTCCTCCGGCCACTCCGGCAGACGCATCAGGACGTCTGTCAACCAGGCATGCGGCTCCAGACCGTTGCGTTTCGCGGTTTCCAGCAAGCTCATTATTTGCGCGGCGCGTTCTCCCGCCATCTGCGAACCGGCGAACAGCCACGATTTTCTGCCCAGAACCACGTTTTTGATGGCCCGTTCACACACATTATTATCCAGCGGCACCGCACCATCTTCCAGGAAGCGGCTCAGTTCCACGCGATGAGACAGCGCATAGGCAATGGCTTTGTGTAATGCCTTTCCCGGAGAACATTGCGGTTCCTGCTCTTCAAGCCATGACCACAGTTCTTCCAGTATCGGACGGGCATAACGCTGTCGCCACTGGCGGATTTTTTCCACGGGGCGGCTACTGATCTTCTTCTCAAGACGGTACAACCCCGCGATTTTCTTCACGGCTATGGCAGCCCGTGGATCTTTACTGATTTTATACAGGTCGGCGAAGCCCCTGCGGGCATGGGCCCAGCATCCGGCCAGCGTGATCTCCGGCACTTTGTTTGCCAGAGTCCGGTAAGCTTTATGTCCGTCGACAACCAGCGTCCCGCCCCAGCCCTGAAGCCAGTTTTCAGGATACTCATGGCTACGTCCGGTCCGGCAGTCGAAGCACACAACTGACGGTCCCGTCCTTTCTCCACTGACGTATGCCCACAGATAACCGGAGCAGGATTTACCGCCTTTCTTCGTGTTCAGGATCTTCAGGGTAGTCTCATCTGCATGCACCACCGGACGGTTTATCAACTCGCGATGGAGTAACGCCGCCAGGGGAGATAATTCGGCACCCGCCGCGCCAACCATGTCAGCCATCGAACTGACGGGCAGCCCGACATCTGAACGGGCAAAGACCTGTTGCTGGCGATACAGAGGCAGGTGGTCACCGTATTTATTGATGATCACCTGTGCGATGACTGATGGCTCAACGGCACTTTTCGGGAGGATATGTGCCGGCATTTCACCGCTGAACACCTTCTGACAACAGGGACAACTGTATTGCGGACGGACATAACGGTTCACCACAAAGTGAGCGGGAATATACTCCAGCTTTTCACTCACCGCATCGCGGATATAGTGCAGCGGCTCGTCACATTCAGGGCAATGGTCAGTGTCCGGCTGGATAATTTTTTCCACCCGTGGAAGATGAACCGGTAAGGGTTTGCGTATCGGGCGTGAACGGGACGCTTTTTCATCTTCTTCAGGGGATTGCGGGAGCAGTTTATCCAGATGTGCGGTAAGCGCGGCGATATCGGCATCAACATCCTCTTCGAATAGGGAGCGTTGCATACCAGCCAGCGTTTCACATTTTTTCCGAAGCGCTGTTGACGAACCAGTTTCAGCATTTCTTCCAGAAGCTGGATGCGCCGGCTTTTCTCCAGTAATTCCCGCTCTTTTTCGGCATTCTCCGACATGACTTCTTGTACCATGGCAAGTGCCATAGCACGCAGTTTTTCGATGTCATTCGTGGTGTTGAGAGCGGAGATATCCATACAGGGGAGTATATCACTCCAGATACGGATATTCATTATTTTTCACTGAGTTAGCAGTGTATTTTGCGTGTTTTCAGGGCGCAGTTCAGGTTCATTCTGCCAGACCCATTTCGTCAGGTCATGTCCCTTAACCTGCTGCCAGTCAACACCGGCAATCAGCCAGTTAAACTCGTCGGGAGTGAGGTGCCAGGCAGCGTCATTTGCACGTGGCCAGCGGAAGCTGCCTTTGTGCAGACGGCGGGTACACAACCACACCCCGTGTTTATCCCACCGGAGAACTTTGATACGCGAACGGGCTTTGTTAACAAAGACGAAGGCGGCTCCCTCATGCCATGTCGACCGGAGTTCATCCTGTATATACTGCATCAGTGAGTCGATGCCCCGGCGCATGTCAACAGGTTTAATTGCGATGAAGACATTATCAGGACTGAGCATATTTGAGTGCCCTGAAGACATCGGTAAGTTGTGACGGCTGACAGCACATCCGTACTCCACCGGGAAGGAAGAGCGTGACTGGCTCATTCGTGACGGGCTGTGGTACATCAGCATGCAGTGGTGGCGCAATATGAACGGGAAGAACGGTCGGTTCATTTGCCCGGCGTTCAGCTTTTGCGACATCCTGCGGCCATTCGCGAAGTGATGTGAAGGGAATATCGTTGAGTTCATAGTATTGCTGACGTGTAAGACCACTGGCGCGCCAGGCAGCAACGTGCTGCCTTTTCTGTTCAATGGTCCATCGGGGTTTTGACATCGATTATCTCCGGTAAGTTGGTGAATGGATGTCGGTAATACTAACTGACCGAAGATCCCTGTGAAGATGACTTCCCCGTAACGACACTCAAAATTTCGGCAAATTCACAGTCATTCCAGTCGGAGATCCAGCGGGCGTCCCGTATGGGCAGTGAATATTACCGGACCCTGCAGAATGGCGGACGTCATGCCGCTGCTGCCGCACGGGAACAGCGCCGCGCCCTTGCAGAACTGAACAGTCAGTTGACGGAAATTCGCGGTTCTGCTGTCGGAATGGCTGGCGCATTTGCCGGTGCCTTTGCCACCGGACACCTGATTTCGCTGGCCGATGAGTGGGGTTCCGTGAATGCCCGTCTGAAACAGGCATCTCAGTCATCGGATGAATTCTCGTCATCACAGAAAGTGCTGATGGATATCAGTCAGCGAACAGGTACCGCGTTTTCGGATAATGCGGCCCTGTTTGCCCGTTCGGCTGCCTCGATGCGTGAATATGGTTACAGTGCTGATGATGTGCTGAAGGTGACGGAGGCCATTTCGACAGGACTGAAACTGTCAGGGGCTGGAGTTGCGGAATCCGGTTCGGTGATCACCCAGTTCAGCCAGGCACTGGCACAGGGTATACTGCGTGGCGAAGAATTTAATGCTGTTAACGAAAATGGCGACCGGGTGATCCGCGCGCTTGCTGCGGGGATGGGTGTGGCCCGTAAAGATCTGAAGGCAATGGCGGATGACGGAAAACTGACAGCGGATAAAGTGGTCCCTGCGTTAATCAGCCAGCTGGGGATATTACGTGATGAATATGCGGCCATGCCGGAAACGGTTTCCGGTAGTAACACGAAGGTGGAAAACGCCTTTATGGCCTGGGTGGGCGGAGTGAATGAGGCCTGCGGGGTGACAAAAACGCTCTCCGGTGTGCTGAACGGTGTTGCCGGACAGATTGATAATGTGGCAACAGCTGTGGGGGCGCTGGTTGCCGTCGGGGTTGCCCGGTACTTTGGCAATATGGCCTCCGGAGCGATGTCTGCCACGGCAGGACTTGTGACGGCTGCACGTAATGAAGTTGCACTGGCGGAAGCACAGTTCAGGGGAACGCAGATTGCCACGGCGCGGGCAAGGGCAGCCGTGTACCGTGCTCAGCAGGCCGTGGCGGCAGCCCGCGGGACGGAGATGCAGATTGCTGCAGAGGCCCGTCTGGCGGCCACACAGGAACGCCTGAACAGAAATATTGCTGCCAGAAGCGCCGCCCAGAATGCGCTGAACAGTACAACGGCGGTGGGCTCACGTCTGATGAGCGGTGCGCTGGGGCTGGTTGGTGGCGTACCCGGACTGGTGATGCTGGGGGCTGCAGCATGGTACACGCTGTACCAGAATCAGGAGCAGGCCAGGGAGTCTGCGCGCCAGTATGCACTGACGATAGATGAAATCGCGCATAAAACGCCGTCAATGTCTTTGCCTGAAGCCTCAGATAATGAAGGACGAACACGGGCGGCGCTGACAGAGCAGAACCGGCTGATTGATGAACAGGCTAGTCGGGTGAAATCCCTGCAGGAAAAAATCGCAGGATATCAGTATGTTCTGGCGAACCCGGGCTGGACGACCGGTGACGGATTCATGATAAACCATCTGACCTCGGTGAAGACCGTAACGGAAGGGCTTGCTCAGGCAACAGAGCAGCTTGCCGTTGAGCAGTCCCGTCTGGCACTGATGCAGGAAAAAGCGCAGTCCATTCAGGATGTGCTTGCCGGGCTGGAAGACCGTCGTGTGGCGTTAATTCGTCAGCAGGCGGCAGAGCAGAATAAGGTGTACCAGTCCATGCTGGTTATGAACGGTCAGCATACGGAATTCAACCGTCTGCTGGGGCTGGGTAATGAACTGCTTCAGCAGCGGCAGGGACTGGTGAATGTGCCGTTACGGCTGCCACAGGCCACTCTGGATGATAAACAGCAGAGTGCCCTGACAAAAACAGAGCGTGAGCTGGCCCTGTCCAGACTGAAAGGGGAAGAAAAAGAGCGTGTCCGACTGGGGTATGCGGCGGATGACCTCGGTTTTGTGGGTGATCCGTATCAGGAGGCGAGACAACGTTATATCAGTAATGCCCTGGAAGCCTGGCGCAATAACGAGGCGAATAAACCCAAATCCCGGGGTGGAAAATCAGAGACGGAAAAAGCGGAAGACAGTTTTTCCCGGCTGCTGAAGCAGCAGAAAGAGCAACTGGCACTGGCGGGGCAGAATACAGAGCTGGCGAAGCTGAAATACCAGACTGCGCAGGGCGAACTGAAAACCCTGACGGAGATGCAGAAGCAGGAACTGCTGCGCAATGCGGCCCTGATTGACCAGCAAAAAATCCGGGAGCAGTTGCGGTCCCGGGAAGAGACCCTGAAGAATGATAATGTGGCTGCGCGTGCATCAAATGAAGCGGAACTGCTGGGGTACGGGCAGGGAGAGCGGCTCCGTGAACGCATGCGGGAGTTGCAGCAGATCCGCGACAGTTTCCGCCAGAAGGATGCGGACCTTCAGTCTCAGTATCAGACCGGGGATATCAGTGAGGATTTTTACAGACAGGCTCTGGCATAGAACGCGCAGTATCTGAGTGAACGTCTGAAAGAGCAGGAAGCCTTTTATGCCGAATCGGATGTGCAGCGTGCGGACTGGCAGAAAGGGCTGCAGGAGGGATTCAGTAACTGGGTGGATAATGCGTCCGATTACGCCTCACAGGCAGCACAGCTTGCGACGGAGGGTATCTCAGGGATGGTGAATAACATCACGGAGATGCTGAACGGAAATAAAGTGGAATGGCGCAGCTGGGCCTCATCAGTGCTGCAGGAAATATCAAAAGTTCTTATGAATGCCGCGATTGTCAACGGGATCAAGACGGCGGCAAACAGTATGTCCGGAGCGGGAGGATTTATCGGCAGTATTGGTAGCTGGCTGGGCGGTGCGGTGGCCAATGCAAAAGGCGGTGTGTATACCTCGGCAAACCTGAGTGCGTACAGCAACAGTATTGTGGATACGCCCACGTACTTTGCCTTTGCAAAAGGGGCGGGACTGATGGGGGAGGCCGGTCCTGAAGCCATTATGCCCCTGACCCGGGCGGCGGATGGCTCGCTGGGTGTGCGAGCGGTGGGCAGTATGAACGGCAGTGCAGGTCTGGTGTATTCCCCGGTCTACCATATCGCCATTCAGAATGACGGGACTAATGGCCAGATAGGGCCGGAAGCTGCGGGCAGCCTTGTGCAACTGATTGACCAGCGGGTGCAGGCGGTGATGCTGTCCATGCGACGTGACGGAGGAATGCTGAGTGGCTGAGATAAAAACGCTGCATCTGGTCCCGCGTGAAGGGATGCAGGTGAGTGAGAAACCGTCGGTGGCGAGGGTACGGTTTGGTGACGGTTATGAACAGCGCCGCCCGACGGGACTTAATGCCCGACTGAAGACGTTTCAGGCGGTGTTCCGGGTGACGGATGAGGCGACCCGGCGATGGCTGGAAGAGTTTTTATCGTGGCATGGTGGTTACCGTGCCTTTTTGTGGCGACCGCCGAAACATAACCGGACGGTGAGGGTGGTATGCCGGGAGTGGAGCGTCACAGATAACGCCAGGTACAGTGATTTCAGTTGTACGATTGAGCAGGTGGTGAACTGATGCAGGATATTCGCGAAGAAAGGCTGAACGAGTCGGTTAAGTCAGAGCAGTCACCGCGGGTGGTACTCTGGGAAATCGACCTGACGGTACAGGGTGGTGAGCGGTATTTTTTCTGTAATGAGCTGAATGAAAAAGGGGAGCCGGTCACCTGGCAGGGGCGTAAGTATGAGGCATACCCGATTGACGGCAGCGGCTTTGAGATGAACGGCCGGGGCAGCAGTGCCAGACCGTCGCTGACGGTGTCCAATCTGTTCGGTCTGGTCACCGGGATGGCGGAAGACCTGCAGAGTCTGGTGGGGGCCACGGTGGTCCGCCGCCGGGTGTATGCCCGTTTTCTGGATGCGGTGAATTTCGTTGCGGGCAATCCGGAGGCGGACCCGGAGCAGGAGCTGAGTGACCGCTGGGTGGTGGAGCAGATGTCGCAGCTGACAGCCATGACGGCCTCGTTTGTGCTGGCTACACCGACCGAGACGGACGGGGCGCTGTTTCCCGGTCGTATCATGCTGGCGAACACCTGTATGTGGACCTACCGCTCTGATGAGTGTGGTTACACGGGCGGGGCTGTGGCGGATGAGTTCGATAAACCCACCACGGATATCCGTAAGGACAGATGCAGCAAGTGCATGCGCGGGTGTGAACTGCGCAGGAATGTCGGCAATTTTGGCGGTTTCCTTTCCATTAATAAACTTTCGCAGTAAATCCCGGTTTATGACACAGACTGAATCAGCGATTCTGGCGCATGCCCGGCGGTGTGCGCCTGCGGAGTCGTGCGGCTTCGTGATAAGCACGCCGGAGGGGGAGCGGTATATCCCTTGTGTGAATATTTCTGCAGAGCCGGAGGCGTATTTTCGTATCGCACCGGAAGACTGGCTGCGGGCAGAGATGCAGGGGGAGATTGTGGCACTGGTCCACAGTCATCCCGGTGAGCTGCCCTGGCTGAGCGAGGCTGACCGGCGGCTGCAGATAAAAAGCGCACTGCCCTGGTGGCTGGTCTGCCGGGGGGAAATTCATAAATTCCGCTGTGTGCCACATCTGACAGGACGGCGCTTTGAGCACGGGGTGACGGACTGTTACACGCTGTTCCGGGATGCATACCATCTGGCGGGAATTGATATGCCGGATTTTCATCGCGAGGATGACTGGTGGCGCAACGGCCAGAACCTGTACCTGGACAATATGGCGGTCACCGGCTTTTACCGGGTGCCCCTGTCCTCTGCACAGCCGGGCGATATCCTGCTGTGCTGCTTCGGCGCATCGGTGGCTAATCATGCCGCCATTTACTGTGGCAACGGTGAACTGCTTCACCATATTCCTGAACAACTGAGTAAACGGGAGAGGTATTCCGAAAAATGGCAACGACGAACGCATTCTGTCTGGCGTCACCGCCACTGGCACACATCTGCCTTCACGGGGATTTACAACGATTTGGCCGCCGCCTCAGCCTGTATGTGAACACGGCAGCGGAAGCCATTCGCGCCCTGTCGATGCAGATGCCGGGCTTTCGCCTTCAGATGAACGAAGGCTGGTACCAGATACGTATTGCCGGTGAAAACACGGCACCGGAGGTGGTGTACGCCCGCCTTCACGAACAGCTGGGTGAGGGAACGGTCATCCACATTGTGCCGCGACTGGCCGGGGCCGGAAAGGGTGGACTGCAGATTGTGTTGGGGGCGGCAGCCATCGTGGGCTCTTTCTTCACTGCCGGGGCATCAATGGCGTTATGGGGTTCAGCCCTGGCAGCCGGTGGTTTTTCTGCCACCACGATGCTGTTTTCACCTGGAGCCAGCATCTGGGCGGTGTGGCCCAGATGCTGGCCCCGAAGGCAAAAACACCGGATTACCGCGCAACGGATAACGGCAGACAGAACACGTACTTTTCCTCGCTGGATAACATGATTGCCCAGGGGAACCCGATGCCGGTGCCTTACGGGGAAATGCTGGTTGGCTCCCGTCGTATATCCCAGGACATCAGCACCCGTGATGAAGGCGGGGGCGGAAAGGTCGTGGTTATCGGGCGACAGGGATAAAACATAAAAAAATCCCGCAGTGATCGCGGAGCTGCGGGGACAGACAAAGATTAGAGTTAAGGAGTTGTTTTTGTTACCCGGGCAAAAAAACACTAACGCAGAGAAATTATAAGCGCCACAGTCAGTGTGTGAAAATGTGAAGATATTCAGAAATTTTATTCCGTCATGACGCAGGCACCCGGTGAGGTGCCTGTTGTTTTTGTGAGTGAACAATTATCACGGTAAGAGGTGATGTAATGGGCAAAGGTGGCGGCAGGGCGCACACACCGCGTGAGGCGAAAGACAATCTCAAATCCACGCAGATGATGAGCGTGATTGATGCGATTGGTGAGGGACCGATAGAAGGCCCGGTGAAAGGCCTGCAGAGTATTCTGGTGAACAAAACC